ACGCCAATCAAGTACATTCTCAGGACTTACCATTGATAGATACGGTCTAATACCTTGACCCAATTCTTCTGCTCTTGTTCTTGCATTACTTTGTGGCTTATCAACGAAAATATATACGCTACCGTATATTCCTGCAAATTTAGAAGCCTCACGCATAAACTGGCTAAAACTTCTACCTTCCATATCCGCGTCTTCTAAGAAAGGTACTAAATTAGGATTGTTTTCAATTGATCCATATTCTCTTTCAATAGTTGCACCGTATATAAACGATGTATAACTATCAATCACTCTTCTGCAATGATTTTCTAAAGGTGTTTCTTCTAAACGTGTGTAATATTCACTTGCGGTTTCCAATTGATATTTCATCAAATATTCGCCGTTTCTATACTGTGCACCGCCATTGTATGAGTCAGAATATAAACGCCAATTCGCTATATTCGCCGCATAATCTGGGTGTACGTTATCAATTTGTTCTCTATTGTACATAATTGTAATCCTTGTTATTATTTACCAAATTTTACGCACTGCTGGTGCATTTATAGCCCATCGTGCTGGTTCATCCCGCGGTGTTATTATTTTTTTAAGTGGATATAGATATTCTGTCATATATGACAGTGCATCAGTTAAATGATCGTATCCACTATTTTTGTCCTGTTCATTGCTACCTTCACGGTAAGATAACTTATTCAAACAATTCATTAAACTTTTACATTTTGGGTCAATTATTAATTTACCACTTGCAAACGCACTATTCGTTGCGTTAATTCTATCTCTTACAGGCGGATGTGATCTTCTGCTATACACGTTGAATCCTGCGTTATGTAATATTTTATGATCCGTTGTTGTACTACTTGTTTTTCTTGCACTTCCACTTGGGTCAGGAAAAATATTAATTTGCTTATTAGGATATCTCTTTTTAATTTCATCCGCTAATTCAAATGTATTACTATTCATAATTTCTATTTCATCTATAACGTGTAAACCCTGTGCTGTTTGTACTGCAACTACGGCACTAATTGGCGAGACGTTAAAATCGTTTCCAATAAACAATCTATCAGGTACAGGGTCTTTATACTTTTGTACATTCAATTCATTAAAAGCATAATACACTAATCCAATATAGTCAACCCAATCTGCTAAAAACTCTTGCTTAAATTCTCGCTCTCCCATTTCTTGACGTGCGGCTTCAATTTCTGCTTCAGGTATTTGTCCACCTTCAATACTGGTAAACTTATATGTACTCCAACCATCCTGTGCTTGAGCCCACGTAAATAAATCATAGAAATGATTCTTACCTTTTGGTGTTCCAATCCACATCGCGTGTCCACCTCTATCTGCAAGTGCAGGTCGCATAACGGTCCATACTTCAGGATCCATATCAGCGTATTCATCAAAAATTACGAGGTCGCAATAAATTCCACGCAAACGCTGGCCTCCGCCATCTGCACCAGCGAGAACAATTTTACTATTGTTTTTTAATCTTATGGTCAATTCAGTTTCGTGTGTACTATGCACCCAATTCAAATTGTATAAACGTTCTTTTAACGGTTCCCACATAATACTTTTACACATACGGTAGGTAGGTGCAAGATAATATATAACACGGTTTGGTATTCGTGCAAAGTAACACATTTCTCGCATACTTAAAAACGATTTGCCAAAACGTCTTCCACCCGCAACTAAGCGCCAGCGATTTTTATCATTTGCTATCATTTGTTGCGGTTTCGTCAACTTCATTCACTTGTTCCTGTTCATTCCACGGTAATATTTCATTACTGTCACTAATTTTCGTTTCTGATTGTCCCAACATTTGTTTTCCCAACCATATAAGCATAGTTACATTACCATCCAACGCTACTTTCAATTGAGCCCGTCTTAAACTGTTTTTCGTTTCCATTTTCGCTTTTGTAATAATATCCGCGAAATGGTAGGTAATTGTATCAGCGGTTGTACCAAAATACTCCGCAATTTCCTTAATACTACAGTGTAAACGTGCTAATTTCTTAACTTCTTCAGGGTCAATAACCACTTTATTCTCACCGCGGCCCACTTGTAAACCTGTACGTTCTATTTTAACTTCTTTTGTATTTCCAGCCATTAACTTTCACCAAAGGTTTTACCTGTTTGTAGACAATATGCACTATTTCCAGTATATTCTTCCCAACGGCGTACTGCAATATCGCAATACATAGGGCTTAATTCAATTAAACGTGCTTTACGGTCTAATTTTTCACAGGCTATCATTGTTGTACCTGTTCCACCAAAGGGATCACCAACTATTTCATTCTTTTTAGTGGTCATTGTAATACCTCTTTCTGGTAATGCAACAGGATAACAGGCTTTATGCTTATCAACTTGCGTTCCTGCAACACTAATCTCCCAATGGTTGCTAATTTTTTTATTTGTTTTACGAACATATGCTTGTGATTTTTCACTTCCCAATAGTGCTAACCATTCAATATCTTCATATGCATCATCACTACTGTATACAGCAACATCTTCGTAATCTCTTCTTAATATTTGTTGACTTGTACCAGTGGGCATTGCTTGATTTTTACGCCATACAATCAATTCTAAAAACTTCAATTGATTCTTAATGTCCGCCAGTACGTCTATAAATTCCCATCTGCTATTCAAATTATAACTAATATTATAGAACAAGAAGCCTTTTAAATGTGGCTTTATTGCACTAATTATACTTCTATTAAATTGCAAATATTCTTCACTACCTTTATTATCGTTATAATCATCATATAATCCTTTACCTTTTGCATCACCCAAATTATAAGGCGGACTTGTAAACACGCAATTTAACTGTTCACCATCTAAAATAGCTCGCCAATTGTCAGTGTCTGTACTATCACCGCATATCAACTTGTGTTCTCCCAAAATCCATACATCACCTTTGCTTGTTTTAGGTTGTGCATTTAATTCAGGTATATGATTTTCTCTTTCTGCTTCAGTTAACACGCCTTTATCAATATAGAATTGTAATTCATCATCTGTAAAGCCAGTTAACGTTAAGTCAAATTCTTTATCGTATAACTTACGAATTTCACCATATAACTTTTCATCGTCCCACGAACTTAGTTCATTTAATTTATTATCTGCTATTCTATATGCATCAATACGTTCTTGATTCATATCTGCAGGTAATTTAAGTACAGGAACATTACTTAAATTTAATTGTTTCGCCGCTTTCCATCTCGTGTGTCCCACTACAATTACATTGTTTGCGTCAACTACGATAGGCTGATTGAAACCAAATTCTTTTATACTTCTTGCAATTTGGTTAACCGCGGTTTGGTTTTTTCTTGGATTGTTTTCATAAGGCTTGATGCTATCTATAGCCACCTCATTTAATTGATTTGTCATACTAAACCTTTTGTATTATAAACTACGTTCTTTACATACGATTCGCATAAACTTTTCGCATACTTCATTTTCATCTGTTACGATTTTTATAGTTACTTTATAAATTTTACCAGGTGTACCGTGACTTAAGACAAAATTTATTTTCTTACCATTATTGTGTTTTGCATAACTATCCACTCGTAATTTAGTTTCTGCGTCGTCACCTGCAAGTTGTTCTGCTGTAACGCTTGTTGTATATGTGTCTGTACTTGATTCTGCACCTTGTCCAGTTGTTATATCTGCTGTATCAATGATACTTTCACCTGATGCTAACCAGTTTGTCCAGTCCACTGTATATACAAGAATACTTTCAGGGTCTTTATCAATATAAAGTCCGTCTATATCTCTTTTATAACCAGTTAATGTCGCCATTAATGAACCTCCATTGGTTGTTCTCTTGTTTCACTTTTAATAGTTGCTTCTCTTGTATCAACTAATACTGTAAACACTCTTGTTTCGCCATCCCTTAACGGAATTTTAAAATATTCGTGTCCCAAATGCTGTCCCGCTTCGTCATTTACTTGATCCAACTCTACCAAGTGTATTCTTGTTTCACTTTTAACTTCAAAAGTTGTTGCGTCATTGGGTGACGGAACTACTAATCCACCTTGTATAGTTAAACCTAAATCTATAGGTGCTGTTGCTACTCCATAGAACGTTAAATTACCATTACCAGTTGCTGTTAATGTAATTTGTGGACTTGCATTTGCACTTATTCTTACTACACCACTTACATCAGTTGTTAACGTAATAGGTGCGGTTGCTGTACCACCAGGTTTTCTTTCACCTGTTGCACTTGCGGTAATAACTATATCACCAGATACTGTACCTGCTAATATTTTACCGCCAAACGCATTAACCGTAAACACGGTACTTGCATTTGCACTTGAACTAAATGTACAATTACCAGTACTACTACTTGTAAATGACATTTGCGGATTTACTGTAGGACCCCAAATTGCATTAGGATCTGCACTTGCACCACTTAATAAATCTGCACTTACGCTTGTACTTCTTGTACATACACCTGTACTTGATGCTGTTAAACTAACACTATCAAAAATACCAGGTTCCCAACGATTTCTTAACCAAGTTTCCCAAGTTCCGCATTCGTCCCATTGTATACTACCACCATTAACAGCGGATTGTAATATGACATCAGCCGCAATTGATGAAGTTAATTCAATTCTTGCAGAACCATTAAAATAATCTTCTTGATCCTCAAGATATCCATCAACTATATAATTATCAATTACACCAGATATCGTCGCCATTATCTAAACCTTAATCTAAACTTAGTGTAAGATTTCCGCTATTGATAACGAATGTGTCGCCAGTTTCCACAGTTTTAGGACTTGCTAATTGTTGTATTACTAACGCATTACCGCCTGAACTGTTGTCCATTAGCGCCACGTGTGTGATTACACCCCAATCGCCTTGTGCTGTAGGAAATTCAATATTTGTACTTGTTGATACTGCACCACTCGCCGCTGTCGCCCAGTCTGTTCCTGTTATACCTTGTCTTACATATGCTGTACCAGTACATTCAGTAAACGTTCCTGCTTCAACGTCAGGTGTTGTTGCATTTGTAGCCAACGCAACGTAAATTGTTGCAGGTGGCGTATATGCTGTATTACCAACTAAGTCGTCTAAAATTTTTAATTCTAAATAATTTGTAGCCGCTGACATAGTCTTTTCTCCTTATTATATTTTAGTTAATTTTAACACTACATTTGTAGGTAAACTCAGAGGTTCATTAACACTACTTGAGTCAAATATTATCATATAGTCA